ATTTCTCCCGTCAATATTAGCTATAGATTCAATTTTGTATATTGTAGGGTCAAATGTGATGCCTTTATATTTTTCAATAACTACAACTCTATTCTTAATAGATAGAGCAGGGATATACCTAATATAAAATTCAGTTCTTGACATAGATAAATCTTGTAGTTCTGTAAATCTCTCAGAGCCTGTGAGTTGTCTTTGTTTTGCAAAGACTTCAGTTACTATACTCCAAGTTTTTACTTCCTCACCAAATTCATTACGAGTTATAGCTTCTTCTTCTATAATTATTCTAGTATTCATTTTCCCTGTTTGCATTATTTAGCCCTATTTAAAAATTTTATAAGGATATAAAAACTGATTTAAGTATTTCTCATCAATTTTTGATAGTGTACCATATCCACTCACAAATTCTTCTCTATTCTCATAAAGTGTTACCACTCTAATTGCTATCCAAGAAGCTATATCTTCAGGTGTAGTTATATATCCAGATATAAATGTGATTTGTACTGCATCACTTCTATTATATACAGCAGGGAATGGGTATTTTTCATCAAATTCAATGTAGTGGGCTTTGCCAAAAGTGTATATTCTATAATTTGAAGATTCGACTGTTTGTTGAATATTATACTCATCATAATATTTAACTGATGTAACTGATTGTAAAGGGGAGAGTAGGTTTATTTGTGTTGCAAAATAAGGTAAAGCTTCAATAAAAGTACCTGTAGTTAATTGAATACCAGTAAAGGATTCAGCAGTCTTACAAGCTGATTTAATCATTGTGTTTAATAAAGCATCATCATAATCGTGTTCTATTCGTGCAATATCTTTTGCTGTTGCTAATGTTATTGGGAGATTTGTTGGTTGTACTGTAACCTTTCTCACTATAAATTCCTTTTTATTAGAATTATAGCATAAGGAGGAAGCCTCCTCCTTAAGTTACTAAGCTGCTGCTGTTATTGTAACAGAACCACTTACTTTAATTGAGATTGAACTTTCAATCACACCATCTACACCAATAGATTTACTAAATGTTTTAGGTGTCCCTTGGAAAGTAAAAGAAGCTCCTGTTGTTTCACCTGCTGCAACAGGTAAAGCTACTTTAAATATACATAATGCACTATTAGTTAGAGCTGTTTGAACTATACCTTGTCCTGCATCTGCATAATCATATTTAACATTTAAAGAGATTTCACCATTGTCAATAAGACCAGTTACAAATTCTTTAGCTACACTTGATAGGTTTGTTACTTCAATATCTGAAGCTGAACCACCTTGAATACCATCAATAGTAGTTACATTTTTGATAACTGTATATACTGGTGTTGTTACATTTGAAGAGATACTGATTGTAGTACCTTGAGCTTTTCTAGCTACTGCTGGAGTTACTGCCATTTTTTATCCTTTATAAATTTGAATTTATTATAATATTTAAAGTTCTTGAGAATGTTTGTGTATTTTCATTATAGTCATTGTCAATAAAATGCGATATATTCCAATCGTTTTCTGAGCAAATGTTTTTTAAAGCTTCAGTGATAGCTACCACTTGGCTATAAGAACTACAATCAAAAGTATTTTCAAAATCAAAAACACCACTTGGAGTATTAGAAACATCTAATAACCCATCTAATTCTGCCTCAACTCTATACATTAAAGCAGGGTACACTACATTTTGAGGGAATTTTACAGGGTACTTCCTATCACTTATAATCCCATTGAGTGTACTATCACTGTTTAATACTTGTAAGTAAGTTGATTCAGTACTCATACTAATTCCGCAAATCCCACTTTTATAAGTTCATCAGCAAAAGATTTTTCAATCTCAACCAATTCACCTATTTTATAACTAAAGCCTACACCTGATAGGCTTGTAAGGATTTTAACCCTTACCAGTCCGTTGTCAGATTTAGCTTTTGCCATTATGCCATTACCAATGTTTTAACAGCTTCAGAAACAAGAAGTTTTCCATCAACTCTTGCATTAGTTCTCCAACCAATTTGACCATTAGCTGCATAAAGTTCATTTAGTCTTTGTACAGACATAACACCTCTATCAGCAATAGTGTATTGACTGAAATCTCCAAATGCGATTGCTTTGTTTCCTGTAGCAATTGAAGGCATATATTGAGAAGTAACAATTGGTTTACCATCAAATGTAGCTGGTGTTCCAACAGTTAAACTTGGTTGCCATAAATATTGACCATTAGAATCTTTAAGTTTTCTAAGAGCTAATTCTGTGCTTCTGTTCATTAATAGAGTTTTATCATATCCTTCTTTTACAGAATACATAAGGTCTAACATCTCATCAACAGTAATAGCTGAAGCAAGAGCTGCAGTTTTACCTACTTGTGCAGATACAAGAACACCTGTTGGTTTTTTAACACCGTTTCCAGAAATGAATGCCGCTTCTTGTAAGCTACTCATTGCAAGTGCAATTTTTTTAGTTAAATATTCTTCAACATTAACAAAAGCATCTGCTAAGAACTCTTCAGAAACTTTAATGATACCACCAGCTTTATAAGCAGCAATTGACAATTGTTCAAATGAAACATCAGACAAACCATAAGCAGCACTTTCATCTAACCAAGCAAAAACAGCATCATTACCCTCAACTGGGATAAGTTCAGTACTTGAAGTTCTGATGTTTGTAGATAATCCTCTCATAACATCCATCTCTCTTAGTTTCTCTAAGATTCTTGTTTGGTATGAAACTGGAACTAAATAACCACCTTCAGCAGGAGTAGTAACATTTAATACAGCTCTGTATTGTGCAACAACACCTTTATCAGCATCACTTAATCTTTCAAACCCTCTTGCCATTAACATTGGGAAAACTCTAAGTTCATAATCAGCTTTGATTATGTCATCTTTACCTATTTTATCATCTGATTTACCACCAAATAAAGGTTTTCTAACACCTTCAGATAATATAGCTTCTCTTTTTGCTAATTTTTCAAGGTTTTCAATATTGTTCTCAATATCTTGATAATCAGCTTCCATTCTTTCATTTTGTTCTTTTTCTACAGCTGTATATGCTCTATCTTCTGATAAAACTAAATCATTTAGTCTTTTCATAGCCTCAAAGTTTTTTGCTCTAGCTTCGATTAGTTTATTTAACTTTTCGTTCATATTAAATCTCCTGTTTTTATTTTTAATTTAAGATTTCTTCGCATCAATTTTATTCTCTCTGCTACTAAAAAGGCATCCCAGCCACATTCTACTGCCCCTTCCTCCAACTCCAAAGTTGGCAGTACAGCATCATCAACTTTAGCTTCAGCTTCTCTACCTAGCTTAGCACCAGAATCAAAACCTTGCCAAACAGAAGATAATTCAAATATTTCTACATTTCTGAGTAGTACTAAAGGTATCTCATCATCTATAATAGTTGCATCATTTAAGTCATATCTATAACCAATACTAACATCAGTTAAAATACCTTCGTGGTATTTTTGAAAAACATCAGAAGCAGTTTCACTAAACCTTACTTTGGCTTTTAGCTTACCTTCTTCTTTTAAAGTCTCAACAATTCGACCTATGACATTGTCTGTAGAAGGATTATGGTCTTTTACAAAAAGTTTCCAATTATCTACATTAATAGTAGCAACATCAATTTCCTCAATATATTTAACACCTGACCAAGTTTCTCTTAACCCTTTGTTATCATCAGATACTGCAGTGAACCAGATTGTTCGCTCAGATAGGTTAATTGCATTGTCAGTATTACCATTATCAACTGCCAGTTGATAATTTCTTTTATGGGTTGTGACTTTTGCTAAATCTTCTATAGTAATTTTGTTTTTCATATTAAACCTTCCTTAATGTAATTATACATTATTTTATTGTGTTAATTTTTTTCCTGCAACATCTTGTCCATCTTGAGTTACTTGACTCATATTCATAGGTGTTAGCATCTCATCTAAACCGTCAATTGAATCTAAGTCTTCCATTTTTCTAACTTCATTCCTACTTAGGAAACCATTAGTGATTGCAAGTTGGTATGCTTCATATCTTGTTTTAATATCTCCTCTAACTAAAGCGTTAGTATCATATTTGAAATATTGTCTGTTGCTAAGGATTAACTTTTCATTTAATTCACTTTCAATCATTACAAGATAAGGCATTAAAGTGTATTTAACAAATTCTAGTGATTGATGTTCAATGTTACTAAATGTAGCATTGGACATTTCATTTATCATATGTGGTGCAATTCTATAAATAGATGCTATTTCATTCTTAGTGTATATTCTATTCTCAATAAATTGAGAATCAGTGTTACTAACAGAAAGCTTTTCTATCTTCATTCCATCTTCAAGTAAGATAGGTTTATGTGAATTTTTAACTCCAACATATTGATTTTTAAAACTTGTTTTGAGTCTTTCATATGCTTCATCATTTAAGATTGCTGGATGAGATAAGACAACATTTGAATTTGCTCCATTTGCATAGAACTTATCAACATATTCAAGTTGGCTCATACCTGCTGCTATTGCCATTTGGTTGTAAGATATAGGACTGATACCATTGATACCATCAATAGACATCATTTTAAAATGTAGTACTTCGTTAGATTCTAAAAGTACTTCACCAAAAGTTTCACTTATATAGGTATAAACTATATCCCCATTTGGTCTGATTTTTGCTGAGATTGCATTTGAGTTTAATTGATAGAGTGTTTTTACTTCCCCTAAACCATTTCGTATAATTTGCCAGTAAGAGTTACCTCTTAAACCTAAATCAATCATAATAGAAGATTTAAAATCAAAATCTGTTGTGAAAGCATTAGGTCTAGCTAAAAGTCTTGTCAGTTTATTGTCTAGTTTCTCTCTTCTAGTACCTTTTTCTTGATATAAATTAAGAGGTAATGTAGCTACAGATTCAGAAAGTATTTTAACACAAGAGTAAATAGTGGTAAATTTCATAGCTGTTGTATCATTAACTGTTTGGGATAAACCACTGACAGGAGCATATATACTTGCGATAGAATAATTTGTTGGGATTAACTCTTTTGCTCGTTTAAAAAAATTTGAAAACATAATTAGCCTTTTTTAGGCTAATTATATCATTTATATTTACTGAGGTAAGGGTGTGTGTTGGAAACCAAAGTTTTTTAATTTACTTGAAAGAGAAAGAGAGATAGGGGGTTACCCTTTCAAGCATTCAGTATTATAAGATTAGCATACTTAAAGGCTTCTTAATCCTCGAGTGAGGTAAGCACTTTCTTTTTGCATATCTGGGATATACAGTCCAAGAGCCATAATTAGGGCTACTGCTGGGTCTATTTTTTGTTTTACTTTATCTTTTGCTGGTTTTATATTACCTGCAGGGTCTTTCTGTAATGCTATATTACTTATAGCCCATCTCAGCATTGGGTCATCTGAAATAAAGTTTTTCTCTAGGGCAAGTTTTTCTAGTTGTTTTGTTGGTGCTGACATACTAGCAAAACCTTGCCCAAATGCTAACATTGTTACTCGTTTTTCAAGAAGTCTTGAAATTAATGAGGATGAGTTCCATCTATCAAAAGCAATACCTTGAATATTATATTTTGTAAATGCTGCTTCAATATCTGCTTGGATAACATCATAATCAACTACATTTCCTTCTGTTATAGTAAGGAAACCTTCCTTTACCCAAGTTTGATAAGGAACATTGTCGTTTCTAGCCTTCTCCCTTAGTTTCTCACTAGGTAAGTAGTTCTTTCCTTTTATTATGATTTTATTCTGATACTCAAATACTAAATAAAATGAAGTAATGTCTGTTGTGCTTGATAAATCTAGTCCGCCCCAACATTTTAGCTTTGTTAAGTCAATATCAATCCTATCAACCATATTTGATACCCAAGTGTGGTCAGCTATAAATGTTTCACTACTATTTGTCCAAATATTTAAGTGTTTTGTTTTAAAGCTTACTTCTTCAGTCCCTGAATGCATGCATTGCTCTTGTATACATATCTCTTAAATTGTCAAGTTTTACACCATATCCTAATGCTGGGTTGGCTTTTATCCATTCTGCTTCTTCTTGCCATTTATTTGGGTCAGCTTCAAATATCATAGAGTAGAAACTATCATCTTTAATAATACCTTTCTGTACTTTTTTAGCATACTCATATCTTTGATGAAACCAACCATTAATTAAATAACCTGCTGTTGAGATAAGGAATATTATTGGTTCAAGTCGGGAAATCATTGATTCCTCTATTACCTTATATAATGAATCATCCTTGTATGAGTGACCCTCATCTGCAACAGCACAGTTTGCTCTCAACCCATCTTTTGTATCAGCATTAGCAGTCAAAACTTTAAGAACATCATTAAACTCCCCTTTTGATACGATAGAACGAGTAGATTTATATGCATTTATCATTGTCTCAAAATACCCTGTTTGTTTTATCATTGAGTAGGCTGCATTGTATATAATTTTAGCTTGTTCTGTTTCAGAAGCCATTGTGTATATCTCTTTCCCTTTTTCTTTATCTAAAAAGAACATAACTAATAAAATAGCAGCCAATAATTCAGTTTTACCTGATTTTCTAGGGATAAAAAGCATACAACTCTTATATCTTCTTCTTTTTGTATCTCTTCTCTTAACACAAAGTGAAACTGTGACAAATTCAGTCTGAAAGTCGAGTATTTGGAAGTTCACTCCTGCAAATTCTCCTGCTGTATGTTTTAACATAGCAATAAACTTGATATATTTTTGGGCTAAAGGTTTATCATAATAATAAATATCATTTGTATGCTCTTTTTCAAGTCTATCAATGACTTTATATGCTTGTTTTACTACATCATCTACTGTTCGTTGCATTAACTATCCATAAAAGAAGCAAATTGGTTAACTTCTTCTGTCTTAACTAATTTTAAAAGCATTGCATTCCTTAAACCTATACCTAGTTGTGCCTCTAAAACCTTAAGTCTTGAAAACTCAGCTTTGATAATAGCAAACATAGGGTTGGCTTTGAAGAAAGGGGTAAGTGGTTGAGCGTGAGTTGTGTGATAAAGATTCCAGTAATTTTTATATACTGATATATACTCTAACACTTTTGCTTCAATCATTGGGTTAATTTCTGTGGTTTGTTTTATGTGTTCCAACACAAAATCATATTCACATAGGGGGTTATAAGGAATATGTATATCAACTGGGTTATTATAAGCCTCTTCTTGTTCTTTTGTGACCTTGATAGCCCCTTTTGGTGTCTTTGTTGGTAACATTATTTCTTTTCCGCCTTTTACTTTTCTTTTTAGGAACTCAGGTGCTAAAGCATATAGAGTTCTATCCCCTTGACCAATCTTTGTTGGTAGTGACCCACCTCTTGCTCTTGCTGCTAGATTAACTTTTGAACAACTATAATAAGCCATAGCCACTGATGCTGTACCATACTCCATTTAAACCCTTTTTGTTCAATTATAACATTTTAAGTTTACATTATACTTTAAAAAAAAATTCCACCAAAATATAAAACTTAAATTTTCCTTAAAGTATTAAAAAATAGTAGGGGTAAAATTTTTTC